AAGAAGAAGGTCCAGCAGGACCACTCCGCAGTATTCCGTCCCGCCGTCCCGCCGCCTGGCGTTCTGCCGAAGGGCAAGAAGCTGGCATTCGACTCGTCGCTGACGGTCGGTACACAAGCGGTCGCGTGGGCGAACAATTCGCTTTACAACGTCGCCTTCCAGGAAGGCTACACCTTCCTCGGCTACGCCTATCTCTCCGAACTCGCGCAGATTCCTGAGTATCGGTTGATCTCTGAAGTCATCTCGACCGAGGCCACGCGTAAGTGGATCAAAATCCAGACGATCTCCGAGGACATCGACAAGGAAGACAAGATCAAGGCGCTCGAAGCGGAGATGGATCGGCTGGACGTTCGCTCTGTCTTTCGCCAAGTCTCCGAACAAGACGGATGGTTTGGCCGCTCGCATATTTACATCGACACCGGCGCGACCGATGACGACGCAGAGCTGAAGACCCCCCTGGGCGATGGAACATCGTCTTTCACCGAACAAAAGGTGGAGAAGGGTTTTCTGAAGTCGCTCAAGGTCATCGAGCCTATCTGGGCGTATCCGTCGAACTACAATGCCAGCGATCCGATGAAGGACGATTGGTATCGGCCCGACCAGTGGTACGTCATGCGCCGGTCGGTTCACTTCTCGCGCTTCTTGACGTTCGTTTCGATGCCTGTGCCCGATATGTTGAAGCCCGCCTTCTCGTTCGGCGGTCTCTCGCGCACGCAGATGGCGAAGCCGTACGTCGATAATTGGTTGGAGACGCGGCAGAGCGTCAACGATTTGATCCAGGCCTTCTCCACGATGGTCCTGCTCACCGATATGTCCACGGTCCTCCAGGGTAACAGCGCTGAGACGCTGATGAACCGTGCGGACCTCTTTAACAATCTCCGCAACAATCGCGGCCTCATGATCCTGAATAAGGACAGCGAGGATTTTAAGAACGTCTCCGCTTCGCTCTCGACGCTCGACAAGCTCCAAGCGCAAGCCCAAGAACATATCTGCTCGGTGTCGCGTATCCCGCTTGTCAAGTACACGGGCCTCTCGCCCAGTGGATTGAACGCGTCTAGTGACGGTGAAATTCGGTCGTTCTATGACACGATCCACGCGTACCAAGAGAAGTTCTTCGATCCGCATCTGTGGACCATCTTCCGGATGGCGCAGATCAATCTCTTTGGTGCGGTCGATCCCGACCTGACGTTTGAGTGGGAACCGCTTTGGGAGATGGATGAAGTCCAGCTCGCCACGAAGCGTAAGACCGAAGCCGACACCGATGGCTTGTACATCGACAAAGGCATCTTGGCGCCGGAAGAATGCCGCGCTCGCATCGTGGCTGACCCGACGCAGCCCTATGGGCCGCTCAACCCGAACGAGATTCCCGAGGCCGAGGAGCCGTTGCCTGAGAACGTCAAGGCGAAGGAAGAACTCGGGCCGGATGGAAAGCCTGTCGGAGCGGGCGAGGAAGGCCCCGAGGACGGCGAGTCTGATGAGGGGGAAGAAGCGCCCCCGTCCGGTAACGAAGCCGACGAGGAGGCCGCGTGAGCAACCCTACAACCCTTACAGACGGTTCGCCCGTCCCGGCTGATGGCTCCCACCGCGAGCTGCGCCCCGATGGACAACAGAAGGGCTATGTCGTTCTGTCCGATGAGGAGCGCGCCAAAGGTTTTGTCCGACCGGTTCGCCGGTCGTACGTCCACGCAAAGTGCGGCGGGCTGACGACAATGGGAGTGGCGCTCGCGGAGACGTACGCGCGCCAACCGAACTTTTACAGCGGCACGTTCTGCGTGGACTGTGGGGCGCATTTCCCCGTTGGCGCGGACGGAGAATTTACCTGGGCGGGGACCGATGAAAAGGTCGGCACGTAAACCGCCACCCAAGACGCTTCCGCCGGTTCTGCCGAACGTCGGCACCGAAGCGATCTTTCGCAAGCGCCTCGACGATCTGATTGAGGAGATGAATAACTCGATCAAGTATTGGATCGGCGCGACGTTCAAGGCGAACGCCGACGAGATTGCCATGGACGAGCTGCCCAGCGCCGCTCTCCAGCGGATGATCCGTAAGCTGGCGCGCCAGTGGGAGAAGCGGTTCAACGACGGGGCACCTCGCCTCGCTGAGTATTATACGAAAGCCCAGCATCTTCGTTCCAAGAAGCAGCTGGAAAAGATTTTGAAAGACGCCGGTTTTCAGATCGACTTCAAGATGAATAAGAAGATGCAGGACATCGTCCGTGCGACGATGAACGAGCAGGTCTCTCTCATCAAGTCGATCCAAAAGCAACACTTCACGCAGATCGAAGGGCTGGTCATGCGTGCGGTTACTAAAGGTGGCGACCTAAACGAGCTGTCGAAGAAAATCCACCACCAGTATGGCGTAACGAAACGACGCGCGGCGCTTATCTCGCGCGACCAGAACAACAAGGCCGTTGCCGTCTTCACACGCGCGCAACAGCTCGAACTCGGTATCACCGAAGCTCTCTGGATGCATTCGCACGCGGGTAAGGAGCCGCGACCGACGCATCTCGCGAACAACGGCAAGAAGTACGACGTGGCTAAGGGGTGGTACGATCCCGACGCGAATGGCAAGGGAAAAGGCGCTTGGATACATCCAGGCGAACTCATCAACTGCCGCTGCGTGAGCCGCTCTATCATTCCGGGGCTGTAAGGCTCCCAACATCTACACATCGTATAGCGGGCGGGCTTCCACTCACCGACTTTATGTCACCAGAGCCGCGCGTCGCGTCGCGGTGTGTAGTTGTTGTAAGCTCAAAGGAGTCTCGGATGCGCCTGTATCTCGAATTGCCAAATGGTACCTCGATCACAGCGATCCCTGAGACCCTCGGAATGACCACGCACAAGGCGAGGCAGCTCGTCACGGCGGCTGGTGGCGTCGAGGAAAATTCGGGGGAGTTGCTTGATCTTATGACCAAGCTGGCCGCCGATTTGTTTCACCGCTTTCCGGAAGGGAATTGTTGATGCCTGATGTCAATCTTACGGACGACGCTGCGCCGGGTACGGTCGAGATGCCGGGAAACCCACACGTCATCCGTCAGGTTACAGGTCGAGACGAAGCCGAAGAAGCGGAGACGGACGCGCCGAAGTCGTGGACGGAAGAAAATCCCCCGCGTGCTCCGGAGCAATTCTTTCTGTCTGAAGGTGATGTTGAGACGGCGTATACGCCGGACCAAGTTCCTCCAGAACTGTTCGGTGTGACCGAGGAGGAAGACGAAGAAGGCGACGCGCCGGCAATCGAGGAGATTGACGAAGCGGACGCGCCCGAAGTCACCGAGACCGTCCATCTGTACGAAGACGATGATGGCGATGTCACCGAGTCTTAAGCCCGTCTTCTTCGTTGGTGATGCTGCGTTCGTCGAGAACGAACATCCGCGCGACGCGGATGGAAAGTTTTCGTCCACGCCTGGCGGATCGGGTGCGAGCGTTCCGCACAATCCGAAGGGGACCAACCTCAACTGGCAGGTCGCGAAGGTTCTTTCGGACCACGGGCTGAAGAAGGTGAAGGGCACGGAGCTGCCAACCTTCATGTCGGATAACGGCGTGAAGTTTGTCATCCATCCGACCCCTGGGCAAAAGTCATCGTCCAAGTTCTCGGCTACAGAGCCGGGTGGCGCGGTTCATCACAACCAGGGCCACAACACTCTTAAGTCGCTGATCAAGTCGATCACCAACCACGTCGATAAGTCGATGGTACAGGCCGCGCCCGCACCGAAGATCGACGTGCCGAAGGTCGCGCCGAAAGTCGAGATGAAGGAAGCGCCCGCGCCTGGAAGTTTCAAGGGCAAGGCGTCTCTCGCTGACCAGACATTGGCGAAGGGCGGCTTGGAGACGTTCTCCGACAATTACGGATACATCAACGAAGAAAACCTGGACCCCGATTGGACCTCGTACAAGAACAAGGATACGGGCATCAGCTTCTCGTTCAAGACCGGCGACGGCGCTGGTGGTGAGTGGGCGATCTTTGTGCCGGGGCAATTCGGCGCAGCCCAGACGGGCGTTGGCTATTCGGCGTTCACATCGAAGATGGCGCAGATCGGCGCGATGGAGGCGATCCAGGAGCCGAAGCCTAAGCAGAAGTCCGGCGAGGAGCTGGCGTCGTTGATGACTTCGTTCGCGAAGACCGGCGGCAACGCTTTGTTGTCCAACAACGGTTACGCCATCGAGGAGCTGGATAGCAACGGCGAGACGCTCACTTACTCGAAGCCGAACGGCGCAGCGGTCCAGTACAACACGAAGACCGACGAGTGGGTTGCCGCGACGCCTGGACACCTGACGAAGGAAGGCACGGGCGTCGAGAATTTGGGCAAGCTCCTCTCGGGTAAAGCTCCTACAATCGCGCCGGGTGGGAAGGCTCCTTGGCAGAACTCGTCGAAGACGATCCAAACGAAGCAGCAAGCCGAAGTCGCGAAGGTCCAGGCCGAAGCGGCGGCAGCGAAGCAGAAGGCTGCGAACAAGTCGCATTCGATGTACACGAAGATGAAGGAGAGCGCGCCGAAGCCGACCGTCGAGCAGCGCCAAGCTCTGTCCTCGTATTCGGGATCGAACTACAAGAACATGAATAACAAGCTCCGCGCCGGACAAGGCAAGGACGACACACACATCAAACACCTGACGGAGTATTTGCTCAACGCGAAAATCTCCGAGACGGTGACGCTCTCGCGCGGTGTGGACGACAACTTCGGCGCGGCATTCCTTTCGCTCGCGACGGTCGGCGGCATCATGGAGGAGAAGGGCTTTATGTCCACCTCCGCCAACGCGAACTGGGGCTGGGGTAGCGTTCGGATGACGGTCCATGTACCGAAGGGCGTCGCTGGCGCCGCCATCGGAAACTATTCGCAGCACTCGTCTGAGGGCGAGGTTCTTCTTGCCCCTGGGCGTCATTTCTACGTCAACGCGCTCGACCTTAAGTCGAAGACCGCGACCGTAACAATTCTAACGGACGAGCAGGTGGAACAGGTCAAAGCGTTCAAGCTCGCCATGGGGAAAACCGAATGAACGGCTGGGGCTTTATGGCCGATGGTCAGGTGAGGGATGGGTACGCGACCGAGGCGATGGCGATGGATGCGTATCAGGCATTCAACGCCCGCCTCGCGTTTGATCGCTCTGTTCGCTCGTACGATGTGGATAAGCGCCTCCATATCGCGGTGGCAAATATCTCGAAGGCGAACATCTGCGGTTACATGGGAAAAGAGATTCCCGACGCAGACCGCCTTGGTCTCGAACCGGACAAAATTTATCAGCTCCTTCGCGCGCCCGAAGAACTTCAGAAGGCCGTGAAAAGCGCCAACAATCTTCAGCTTCTCAGCGAGCACACGCCCGTAGCCGCTGACGACCACAATCCGGACCTCACAGTGGGGTCCACGGGTACCGACGCCGTGTTTAACGATCCGTATCTCCAAAATTCTCTGGTGGTATGGTCAAAGGACGCGATCCTGGGCATCGAGAGCGGTGACCAGAAAGAACTATCCAGCGGCTACCGCTACCGAGCGGACATGACCCCTGGAACATTTAAGGGCGAGCCGTACGATGGCGTCATGCGGGACATCATCTTCAACCACGTCGCTCTCGTAAAAGAAGGCCGCGCTGGCGCTGACGTTGTCGTTGGCGATTCTCAATTCAAACAGGAGATTAACATGAAAGTACTGCTTTCCCGTAAGGCGGCGATGGCTGGTGGTGCGCTGACGGCGTATCTGATGCCGCGTCTCGCCGCTGACTCGAAGATCAATATCGTTCCCGTCCTGAAGGACGTGACGAGCAAGAACTTCGACGCCAAGAAGCCCGCGATCATCGAAGGCATCACCAAGCTGGCGACCCCGCTGCTCGCGAAGGACGCGAAGCTGGACCACCTGCCGGAGCTGCTCGACCATCTCGGCAAGCAGGAAGTGATGGAAGCCGAGGCCAAGGACGAGGAGAACTCCGCGATCCCGGTCGAAGGCGAAGACGAGGAATCCGAGGAGGAGAAGAAGGCCAAGGAAGCCGAGAAGGCCGCAGCCGATAAGAAGGCAGCGGACAAGAAGACGGCTCGCGATGCCTTCCTCACTGGCAAGGGTATGTCCGCCGAGGACATCAAGCAATTCGACGACGCCAACGCGTGCGACGAGTGGCCCGACATGACGGAAAAGAAGGACGAGAAGAAAGAAGGAGAAGATGCTGTGACTCCAGCTGCTATGGACGCCGCGCTGACCAAGCAGCGCACCGAACTTCGCGAGGCCGCTGAGGCACGCGAGTTCGTCTCTCCTTGGATCGGCAAGGTCTCGCTGGCAATGGACAGCGCCGAGAAGATTTACAAGATGGCCCTCGACCAGCTCAAGGTCGATGTCAAGGATGTGCCCGCCTCGGCTGGCGCGTACCGCGCGATCTTGAAGACCCAACCCAAGCCTGGCGAGAAGACCGTCGCCATCGCCCAGGATGGCGCCATTACCGACACTGCCGGGTTCAGCTCTCGTTGGGGTACGAACCAGCGCGCGGTGATCGGCTAACCAATCGCCAAATTTGAAAGGACACTGAGTTATGGCTGATTTTCCCAACCAAGTGAATACCGTTCAGGCACCGGCAGTCGCCGGTGACTTCGCGAGCACGAACCCCCGCTCCAGCTTCATCGCTGGTCCTGGCGGTCTGGTCGCGGGTCCGGCTGGCGTCACCGTCGGTCGCTTCGCCTGGGCAACCTCTCCCGTGGACGGCGACAACGCTCCGGCGACTGTCTCCAACTTCGGTACCGGTCTTCCGTCCGGCTTCGTCCATCGCGAACAGCAGGGTCTGATCACTCAGTACCTGGCTGCCAGCGGCAACCTCATTCAGCCCGGCTTCGGCATGACGCTGATGATCTCCGGCGATTACTGGGTGAAGAACGAAGGCGCCACGACCGCGACCTATGGACAGAAGGCTTATGCCAACATGTCCACCGGCGCGATCACCTTCGCCGCGACCGGCTCTCCGACCGCTGGCGCGACCTCCACCGGCTCGTCCATCGCCGCGTCTACCTTCTCGGTGACCGGTTCGGTGACTGGCGCGATCTTGACCGTCTCGGCTGTCTCGTCCGGCTCGATCTATCCCGGCGCGACGATCTCCGGCACCGGCATCATCTCCGGCACGCAGATCGTTTCGCAGGTCACTCCGCTCATCGCGGGTGAAACGGCGAACGGTGTCGGTCGCTACAACGTCTCCATCGGTGAACAGGCTGCTGCCTCCACCACCGTCTCCGGCACCTATGGTACGCTGACCATCGGCACCGCGACGGGCACCTTCGCCGTCAACACCCTGTTGGCTGCGACCGGTGCTGTGGTGGCGGGCACCTACATCACCTATTTGCTGACCGGTTCAGGCGGCTCTGGCTCGACGTTCGTTGTGACCAACAACACCGTCGTGTCGTCCCAGGCCATCAACACCGCAGCGATCAACGTCGAGACGAAGTACATCTGCCAGAGCGTCGGCCTTGCCGGCGAATTGGTGAAGATCGGCTCCGCCACCAACGCCTAATCGCTCATCGAGCTGAAAGGACACACCAATGAAGATTCGTTTCAACACCCTGGGCGAAGCAGAGGCAGCGTTCCGCGAGGACGCTCCTATGTGGGCCCAGCAAGGTATCGTCAACAATCTGGCGACGACCTATCTCCCGGAAGCCTTCCGCAATAATTTTGCGATGGCGATGGACGCGCAGCCTTCTCTGGCCACCGCGCCCAACTCCGGCATCCCGGCCTACCTGACCAACTATATCGACCCGGCTGTGTACGAGATTCTTTTCTCGCCCAACATGGCCGCGACGATCTTCGGTGAAGTGAAGAAGGGCGACTGGACCACCCAGACTGCCTTCTTCCCGACCGTCGAACACACCGGTGAAGTGTCGAGCTACGGCGACTTCTCCGAGAACGGTCATGCCGGCGCCAACACCAACTGGCCCCAACGCCAGTCGTACCTGTACCAGGTCATCAAGGAATACGGCGAATTGGAACTGGACCGCGCTGGTCTGGCGAAGATCAGCTGGGTCTCCGAGATTGACCAGGCCGCAGCGTTGTCGCTGAACAAGTTCAGCAACTTCTCGTACTTCTTCGGGATCGCCGGTCTCCAGAACTACGGGTTGCTGAACGACCCGAACCTGACTGCCTCGCTGACGCCCGCCACGAAGGCGTGGGGCGGCACCGCGTGGATCAACGGTGGACAGATCAAGGCGACCGCGAACGAGATTTTCAACGACATCCAGTCGATGTTCTTGCAGCTCGTGAACCAGTCGTCCGGTCTCATCGACGCACAGACGAAAGTATGCTTGGCGATGTCGCCGGCATCGGCTGTCGCGCTGACTGCGACCAACTCCTTCAACGTGAACGTCCGTACGCTCCTGAAGGAGAACTTCCCGAACATTCGCTTCGAGACCGCTGTCCAGTACGGCGTCACCTCGGCGTCGAATCCGCAGGGTATCGCGGCGGGCAATCTGGTTCAGATGATCGCGGACTCCGTGGAAGGTCAGCAGACCGGTTACTGCGCCTTCAACGAAAAGAGCCGTTCGCACCCCATCGTTCGCGGGCTGTCGAGCTTCAAGCAGAAGCAGACCGCCGGTACCTGGGGCGCCATCATCCGCCAGCCGTTCGCCATCACCTCGATGTTGGGCGTCTAACCAATCAAAGAACCACGGATTCTTTTGAAAGGAGAACCCTATGAGTCAAGGCAGTGGAAAGATCGTCACCCCTCCCGCGCGAAGCGGAGAGACCGTAACAGTCGCGTGTAAGACCCCGAACGGGATCATCATGCGGCTGTTCGAGATGGTAGATGGCCGTGAGGCCGTCATGGGTGGCGGAGAGCGCGTCATCAAGATCGCGTCGATGGTCGGTGAGCCAATTACCATCTATGGTAATCGGGCACCGTTCGGAGACACGCCGAAGTGCGAGATTGTTGCGGGATACGCGCTGACGCGCGGTGTTCCGAAGGAGTTCTTCGACAAGTGGTTGGAGCAGAATGCCGACCATCCGCTCGTCAAGGGCAACTTGATTTTCGCGCACGAAAGCGATTCCAGCGCCGCTTCCATGGCGAAGGAAAATCCCGGTCCCCGTAGCGGCCTGGAGCCGCTCGTTCGTGACTCTCGCGGCAATATGATCGACGCGCGCATTCCGAAGCGCATCCAGACGGCTGACGAACAGCCCAAAGCACGAGCCGAGGCGTAATGTCTTATCCCGGCACACCCGCCGTAGCGTTCAACTACGGCGGGTGGGTCGCTCGTTATCCCGAGTTCGCGGGCGTCCTCCAGGAGCGCGCGCAGCTCTTTTTCAACGAGGCGACCCTGTACTGCGCCAACCGGCTGAACCCGGTCGAAGACCTGACGACGCTAACCACGCTGCTCAACATGCTAACCGCTCACGTAGCGGCGATGGCGGTCGGGCCGAACGGGAAGCCGTCCCCCTCCAACCAGCCGCCGGGGCGCGTTACAAACGCTACGGAAGGCTCTGTCTCGGTCACCTTCGAGAACCAGTATCCACCGGGTTCGCCCCAATGGTTCCAGCAGACGCGTTACGGCGCGGCCTACTGGCAAGCCACAGCGGTCTATCGGACGATGCGCTATCGGACGGTGCCGCCCTCTGGGCAAACGCTCAGCCAAATTCCCTGGCTGTATCCGAACGGAAACGGGTCCACGTAAATGGCGAAGGTCCATGGCGGGGATAAAGCCCGCAAAGTTCTCGACAGCACGATCTCGAAAATGCACCCTGGATATGTCGAAGTCGGCTTTCCAGGGGGCGCTTACTACCCCGCCGCTGACGGCGGGCAACCCGTCGCTCTTATCGCCGCGTTCAACGAATACGGCGTGCCTTCGCATAATCAGCCACCGCGTCCGTTCTTCCGGAACATGATCAAGAAGAACAAGAAGAAGTGGCCAGGAATGATGGCGAAGCTGATGAAATATACGAACGGCGATACGAGGAAGGTCCTCGCGCTCATGGGACAAGAGCTGTCCGGAGAGCTGACCGACTCTATCGACGCCACGAACTCCCCGAAGCTCGCCCAGTCCACCATCGACCGGAAGGGCTTCTCCAAACCGCTTATCGAGACTGGTCTGATGAAGAACAGCGTTCGATACGTCGTCAAATCCTAACCAGGAGATTTTCCTTATGGCGTACAATCCGAATTTCAACCTGCTCGACACCGCTGTTGGCGACCGCGTTCTGAATGCCCAGGCGCTCGACGCCATCCAGGGTACCCAGGCGGGCGTGACCTCGACCATCGTTTCCACCGCCGGCACGATTACTCTTATCCCGGCAGTCGCCTGGGATCGCGCGGTGATCATCAACGTCAACGTCACCACGACCTTCGCGAATGGCGACGGCGCGCAGCCGACCATCGCTATCGGTCAGACCGGTACCGTCAACAAGTTCGCCGCCACTTCCGCCTTTACCGGCGCGACCGCTGGCACGACCAAAGCCTTTGGCGGTACGCTGTCCGCGAATACCGCGCTCATCGCGACCGTAACGGCGGGCACCGGCACGACCGAGACCGGCGCCACGACCATTACCGCGATCTCTCAGTCCAGCTAATGGACCTTCACGGGATTGTTGCCGGCGCGATCAATGTCGTCAACCCATACGTCTTGGGTTCGATCCAGATCAGCACCGGCAACATCCAGAACCCCGACGGCTCTGGAGAATTGATCCCGACCTATCGGACAATGCCGCAGGTCCCGATGCAGGTCCAGGACCTCTCGTTCAAGGACCTCCACCAGGTAGACGCGTTGAACCTTCAAGGTGTCTCCCGCTCGATCTACGTCCGAGGATCGGTGGATGGTCTCGTCCGCGCGGTGAATAAAGGAGGCGACATCGTCACGCTTCCCGATGGAACAGTCTGGCTAGTGTGCGCGGTTCTGGAGGCTTGGCCCGATTGGTGTAAGCTCGCCGTCACACTTCAAAACGGGAGCTAACCCATGACCTCGCCTGTCGTCAATTCCGCCGCGTTGAATGGTTCGATCCCGACCTATTCGAGCGGCTACGCCTATCGCAATCTTATCGCGAACGGCGCTGTCTCGCTGAAGAACAACAGCGGTGGCGTCCTCCGCTCGCAGCTCGTCAATACCGTCGGCACCACCTCGTCCTGCTCCTTCTATGATGGACAGAGCGCGACCGTGACGATGGCGGTGGCGACGCCTGGTGTCGTGACTTGGAACGCGCATCCGTTCGTCGCCGGCAACGCGGTTCTCTTTACCACGACCGGCGCACTGCTCACCGGGTTGACCGCCAACACGATCTATTTCGTGTCGATCACCTCGCTGGCCGCCAATTCTTTCGTGGTCTCGGATACCCAAGCCCACGCGCTCGCGGGAACGAACAACATCGCCTTCTCGTCCACGCAGTCGGGCGTTCAGACCGGGTACAACGTCACGAATCTCATCGCCACCCTGGGCACCGTCGCGCTCGGCAACACCACGCTCGAAGCTCAGTACGGCCTCGGTCTCGTCGTGGTGCCAGCTGGCGCGGGCGCTGCCAACCTGTCGATCTTCTATCTGTGACCCTTCCGGTAAACCCTACCGAACACAATATCTTCACCGCGATCCGCTCTTTCCTCCTTGATATTCTTCCTGGAGGGAACGCGACGTTCACTGCGTCTATCGCGGGGAACACGATGACGGTGACGAACGTCCAAAGCGGAACGCTCGCGGTAGGCGATCCGATTTATGGTCCTGGTATCAAGGTCGGCACGACGATCTCGGCTTTCGGGACTGGTAACGGAACGACCGGTACATACACGCTTGGCCTTTCGCAAACCGCGAAGTCGCAAATCCTTTCGACCGCGATCCCCGTGGTTCAAGGTCAAACCAACCGCGTGCCGGAACCGCCGGCAGCGAACTATGTCGTGATGTGGGCGCTCTCGCGCGAACGTCTCGAAACGAATGTTGATAAGTCAGCCGATGCGAAGTTCACCGGAACGATCAACGGCTCCGTGATGACAATCACGAACGTCTTCCACGGCTCGATCTCCGTAGGCTCGCCCGTGTACGGAATTGGAGTTGTGCGCCCGTCCCGCGTCACCGCTCTCGGTACCGGGACGGGCGGTTTGGGCACCTATACGGTCGCGCCGCCGCAATCGCTTTTGGTGCCTCAAGTTCTTTCGTGCGGCACGACGCGGTATCTCCAGCCGACGCTGGTTACGATGCAGCTCGATGTCCACGGTCCGTCCAGTGCCGACCTCGCGCAGACGATCTCGACGATGTGGCGGGACGATTACGCGGTTCAACAATTCGCGACTTCGGGCTTCGATGTCGTGCCGTGTTACGCGGACGATCCCAAGCAGGGTCCGTTCGTAAACGATCAGCAGCAAGTCGAAGACCGCTGGATGATCGACGCCGTTGTACAGGCCAACATCATCGTGATCGTGGGCCAAGAATACGCCGACACAATCCAGGTCGATCTGATTGATGTCGATGCCGCATACCCACCCTAATTAGGAGTTACGCCACATGGCTCAATCCATTCCGGCCAGCACCATCGTCAACGTCAACCCGAACGTCCTTTCGGCGGGCGGTTCGGCGCTGTCGATCATCGGCCTCTTTTTGACGACCTCGACCCGCGTGCCGATTGGCGCCGTTCAGTCGTTCCCGACCCAGGCATCCGTCGCCGCTTATTTCGGTTCAGGATCGGCTGAGGCTTCGAGCGCCTCGAATTACTTCCTGGGCTACGACAATTCCGCCGTCATTCCGGAAGCTCTGCTGTTCGCTCAGTATCCGCAGACTGCTGTGTCTGCGTATCTGCGCGGTGGCAACGTCTCGACGCTGACCCTCGCCCAGCTCCAGGCGCTGTCCGGTACCCTCGCGGTGTCAATGGACGGCTACAATTATTCGGGTTCGGTCAATCTGTCTGCCGCGTCCTCGTTCTCGAACGCGGCCTCGACGTTCCAGACAGCGCTCAACACGTCGCTGCCCACCGGCTCGTCCAACACCGCTTCGTTCGGCGCGGCTTTCACCGCCACGTCAACCGGCGCGTCGCTGGCCGTCACCGCTGTGACCGGCTATCTCTCGATTGGCGATACCGTTGTCACCGGCACCGGCTTGACCGTCGGTACGACGATCCTCGCGCAGGTCTCCGGTACGCCCGGCGGCGCGGGTACCTATACCATGTCGGCTTCCGGTACCGCCGCCGCTGCGGCTTGCACGACCTCCTCGGTCTATCTGAGCGTGACGGCTGTTGCCTCGGGTACCATCGCGGTCGGACAGACCGTAACTGGCGCGGGTGTTCCCGGCTCGACGATCATCACCGCGCTCGGCACCGGTACCGGCACCACCGGCACCTACAAGACGAACGTGACCACGATCAAGATCAACTCGGAGTCGATGACCACGACCGGCACCGCGCTGGTTGTGACCTACGACTCGACCTCCGGCGCTTTCGTGATCACCTCCGGCGTCACCGGCGTCGCCTCGCTCGCGGGCTACGCGACCGCTGGCACTGTCGCGAACGCGCTCTTGTTGACCGCCGCGACTGGCGCTGTTACCAGCCAGGGCGCTGCGGCCGCAACTCCTTCCGCGTTCATGAACGGTATCGTCAACACGACCCAAAATTGGGCCACCTTCATGACGATCTTCGATCCGGACGGCGGCTCGGGTAACGCCCAGAAGCTCTTGTTCGCTCAGTGGAACAACACCCAGGACAGCTCGTTTGTCTATGTGTGCGGCGACACCGATGTCACGCCCACCACGACCGTGCCCGCGACCTCCTCTCTGGGCTACCTCCTCGCGCAGCAGAACATCGCGGGGACCTGCTTGGTCTATCAGCCGACCGATTACAACACGCCCGAGTTCGTGTGCGGTGCCGCCGCATCCATCGACTTTGCGCAGACCAACGGTCGGATCACCTTCAAGTTTCGCTCACAGACGGGTCTCGTTCCCGGCGTGACGAACGCGTTGGTGGCGTCGAACCTCGCAGCCAACGGCTATAACTTCTATGGCGCCTACGCCACTCGCTCGCAGGGCTTCCAGTTCTTCGCGAACGGTGTGGTTTCGGGTCCGTATCTGTGGCTGGACGCGTACATCGACCAAATCTGGTTGAATAACGCGCTCCAGGAAGCGATCTTCGCTGGCCTCCAGAACATCAATGCGATCCCTTACAACAGCGCCGGCAACGCGCTTATCGAAGCGTTGTGCGCCGGTCCCATCAACGACGCGCTGAACTTCGGCGCCATCGTTCCTGGTGTCGCGCTGTCGGCGGCTCAGATCGCGGAGATTAACAACCAGGCGGGCGTAAGCGTCGCCTCCACGATCCAGAACCGTGGCTGGTATCTCCAGGTTCTTCCGGCCACCGCCCAGGTCCGCGCGGCTCGTCAGTCTCCGCCGTGCACGCTCTGGTACACGGACGGCGGCGCGGTCCAGCAGATCAATCTGGCGTCGATTGACGTTCAGTAATCCATTAACTGAAGGAACCCCGACATGGCTTCGCTGACCGGCGCAACTACCGTCTATCAACTCGCTATCGAAAATCTCTTTCCCGCTCCCCAGCAGCTTCAGGGGTTCGCGGCGGATGATGTGTTCGATACCCCTTCGATCCAGTCGGCTCAGGTGCTGATGGGCGTCGATGGCTTTATGTCGGCGGGCTTCCAGTTCGTCGAGATTAAGCAGTCGATCTCTATCCAGGCCGACAGCGACTCGAACGACATCTTCGACCAGTGGTGGGAAGTCCAGCAGCAACAGCAGGACGTTTTCTTTGCCAACGCGGTGGTTCTGTTGACCGCGCTCGGCAAGAAGTGGACGATGACGCGCGGTGTTCTCACCGGCTATTCGCCCATTCCCGACGTGAAGAAGCTCATCCAGCCTCGGAAGTTCGAGATTACTTGGAACTCGATGTCCCCGGCTGCTGTTTAATAATTTCCTTGGGAGGGGAAATACATGGCAAGGCGAGAACTTGATGTAACGATTACTGACGAGGGCCGGGATAACGGAAAGGTCTATCACCTGACCGAGATGCCGGCCTCTCAAGCCGAGGAGTGGGCTGCTAAGGCGCTACTGGCGCTCGCCCACTCCGAGGTCGATATTGGAGAGGCGTCCGGCGCGGGTATCGCGGGCATCGCCTCTCTCGGGCTTAAGGCGCTGGCGAAGATGCCCTTCGCGGACCTTAAGCCTCTTATGGACGAGATGTTCACCTGTGTTCGGGCGATCCCGAACCCCAACAATCCGCTTCAGACGCGACCGCTTGTCGAAAATGACATCGAGGAAGTCGCGACGCGGATCAGACTTCGGGCAGAGCTGTTTACCCTTCACACGGGTTTTTTGCTGGCCGGAAGTCAATCGACTTCGACATTGGAGGGAGCACCGGCACCCTCCTCCCGTACGCGAACCTCCCGGCGACCATCGGGGCGGTAGTCTCCAGCGGGAAAGCGACGCTGTACGAATGCCAGACGGTCTATAGCGTCGAAGACGTTTACAATTTGTTGGAAATTATTCTCGTGGACGCGCACAACGCGCGTGTTCTCCAGAAGATAAAGGTGGATTGACTTAGTGGCGAGCGTAATCGACTCCCTGGTTGTAGAACTCGGGTTCGATACCAAAGGCGCGCTGAAGGGCCGGAAAGAGCTTGAAGACATCTTCAAGAAACTCCGGGAAGACGGCGAGCGCAGCGGTAAAGGGCTAGAGGAGAGTGCGAAGCGGGCTGATGTAATGATCAGCAAGCTCCGCGACAGTGTGCTCGATTTGTTCGTGGTGTTTACTGGTGGCCGCGCCATCAAGGACTTCGTCAAGGACCTGACGGACTCCGACGCGGCGGTTGGGCGTCTCTCGCGCTCGACTGAGACTGCTGTCTCCCAGATCACCGAACTCGAAGGGATCGCATCTATCTCCGGTGGCACCGTGGATGGTATGGCGGCCACAATCCAAAATCTTCAATCGGCTGCTCAGCAGCTCGCGCTTACGGGTCAAAGCTCCACGCTCCCTTATCTGCGCGCGCTGGGCGTCCAACTTAAATTCAACGCGCACGGCGCGCTGGATGTTAAAGACGAGCTACTCCAACTCGCGGCTGCGGGGCAAAGGGTCGGGGGTGGCGCTCGCGCTGCTGAATTATTCCGTGGCGCGGGCGTCACCGACGAGGGGACGATCAATCTTCTTCTCCAAGGCACCGACGCGATCAAGCGGTACACCGACGCAATCGACGAAGCCGGTCACGCGACGAAGGAAGATGTCGGCGCGGCGACGGATCGGCAACAGGCTTTCCGCATCTTCAACGCTTCGCTGGAGACCCTCGGTCGAACGATCCTGACTATCTTGACGCCCGCCATCGTCGGGGTCACGAAGTTCTTGACGTGGTTGATCCAGGCCATCAAAAATTCGCCCGCGCTCATGTTTGCGGCGACCGTCGCCGCGACGATCCTCGCGGGCGCGTTCGTCGTTTTGTCGGCGGCGCTCGGGACGAGCTACCTCCTGGGCGCTCTGGGCCGGGCCTCCACTGCGCTTAAGCTGCTCAATGCGACAATGCTTGGTCAGCTTATTCCGACCGTCACCGGCTTCATCCGTCTCATCGCGGTCGGCTTCGCGGGCGCGATCTCGAAACTGTTGCTCAATCTCGCGGTCCTTACCGCAGAGGCGCTTCCCGCTCTGGCGGAAGCCTTCCTGGCGCTTGGTGCGGCAATCGAGTTGACGCCAGTCGGTTGGTTCCTCACAATCGTCGCCGCGCTCGGTTTCGCGGCTTACGAATTGATCCAGCACTGGTCGTCCGTCAAAGACTTCTTCAAGTCGATGTGGGACGACATCGCCGGGTTCTTCATTTCGGGCGCGGAGAAGATCGGTCGTATCCCCGGTGTGAAGTGGGCGATGAAAAAGCTCGGCTTCGCGCCGGACGAGACCCCCGGCCCGAAAAGCGCCCCTTCGGCCCCCCGGAAGGCGGCTGCGACGGCTCCTGCAGCGCCTCAGCGCGGCGGTTCTCCGGCTTCGGGTACGGATGGGGCGGAGTCGGCCATAAACGCCGTCCTGCGCCGCGAGGACAGCCGGTTGAGCGGGAAGGTTACGAGCGACTCGGGCGGGGTCACGAAGTACGGAATTTCCTCGAACTCGCATCCCGGCCTCGACGTAGCCAATTTGAGCCTCGAAGACGCGAAGACGATCTATCGCCACGAATACTGGGACGCCATCGGCGGCTCGAAGCTCCCCGCTGGGCTTCAGGCGACCGCGCTCGATGCGGCGGTCAATCAGGGCGTCGATAACGCCAAGAAGTGGATCGTGGCTTCCGGTGGCGATCCGAAGAAGTTCAACGCGCTCCGTCGCGGACAATACGAATTTTTGGCGACCGCGAACCCGCACAAATATGGCAAATACCTGAAGGGCTGGCTTTCGCGCGTTCCGTCAGACACTTCCTCCGCTGTTTCAGCAGCGGCGGCGGGATCGGCTGCGACCGCTCCCGGCGTCGGCGCGGGTACGAGCGCGCGGGCGGCGCAACAGACAAATAGTTCCAACACGACCCATTCGACGGAAATTAGCATCGGCAACCTGAACGTTCAAACGAAGGCCACCGATGCGAAGGGCATCGCCCAAGACATCGTACCGCGTCTTAAACAGGCCGCCATGGCTTCGCAATCGCAATCGGGTGCAAATTGAGCATCGTTTATCCGAACGTCCCGAATGTCCCCGGTGTTCCGCCGCTTCCGCGCTCCCCTTTGGTGCCGCCGGACGCGCCGCCCATTCTTTTGTCCGGCGATGATTTCCTGACGCCTCCCGGCAACCCGGTTGCCCAGTGGGGCATCTACTATCAGGGCGAACCGGTCGTGCTCGCGGATAACGTCCTGGAGATGGAGTACAAGCAGGACTGGACCATCGCAGACTACCAGATGGAAGAAGGCGCGTTCGAGAGCTATGACAAGGTCTCGAACCCGTTCCGCATCCAGCTCGCCTTCTCACGCGGCGGCTCGGTCGGTGCGCGTCAGAACTTCATCAACTCGATCTCGTCTATCGCGGGCGACCTGAACCAGTACGACGTTTACACGCCGGAAGTGAACTACACCAACTGTAACATCGAGCATTACGATTATCGGCGCCAAGCGACGAACGGAATGGGCTTGATCACGGTGTATGTGACGCTCGTCCAGGTCCGCGTGACCGTCCAGCCGGTCTTCTCGAACGTGAAGAACGTCGGCTCGAATGCTCAGTTCAACGACGGCGTGGCGCAGCCATCGACGATCACAGATACGAACACCGAGACCGTCGTGGTGAACGCGACGAGGGGCGGTGGGGGATGATGTCGATCCCGCTGAACGCGGTGCCTAACCAGGCGTTGACGACGAATTTGGCGAACCAGTCGTGCCAGATCGAGCTGTATCAGCTCGACGCGGGATTGTTTTGTAATCTGTACATCAACAACGCCCCCATTGTGGTCGGCGTGATCTGCCAGAACCTCAACCGCCTCGTCCGGTCGCTGTACCTGGGCTTCGCGGGCGATCTGGTGTTCTACGATACCGAAGGCGCCAACGATCCGTACTATTCGGGTCTCGGCGCTCGCTATCAACTGATTTACATCGAGGCGTCGGAGCTACCGGCAGGGGTCGGCTAGGTGGCGTTCGTTCAGCGACGCATCTCGGTGCAGTTTGACCTGGGAGAAGGGACGTTCGGAACGAGCGGGGCCACTCGTCTGACGTTAGACGGTCTGCGGATGTCAGTTCAAATTACGCAGCCAGGTATCCCAGAGATGGGCAAGCTCTCTGCCGAGATTTACGGCATGACGCTTTCCCAGATGAACCAGCTCTCGACGCTGGGTCAAACTGTAACGAACGTCAAGAAGAACACGATCACCGTCATGGCGGGCGACGCGGGCGAGAAGCAGAGCGTGGTCTTCCAAGGGACGATCTTCGGCGCGTGGGGTGACTTCGCCAATGCTCCCGAGGTGCCGTTCTGTATCGACGCCCAGGCGGGACTTCTCGAAGCGGTGGCGCCGTACGAGACCACCAACCCGAAAGGCGCGGTGAACGCGGCGGATATTTTGAAACAGTTCGCCGCGAAGTGGAACGGTGGAACACCTTTCCAAAACAACGGCGTCACGACCGTCTTGAAGAACCCGTACTATTACGGGTCGCTCAAGCAGCAGATCATGATGTGCCTCCAAGAGGCGCGGGCGGTGTGGAACGGTGGAGAAGGAAACGTATTCGCGGTTTGGCCGGTGGACGGTAACCGCGCGAGCGCGAGTGTCCCGACGATCTCGAAGAAGACGGGCATGATCCAGTATCCGACTTACACGCAGAACGGAATGATCGTTCGGATGTTGTACAGTCCTGCCATCGTTTATGGCGGCTTGGTCAAGGTCGAGACAACGCTGAAACTTCCGCTGACACCGCAGGGACAATGGCAGGTTTTAGGGATCACATATAACTTGAATACACTCCAGCCTTCCGGCGAATGGTCGATGTCTCTTAACCTGGTGCCGCCTGGCTACGTCGGGACGCCTCCGCTATGAGTGACGGCTATCCCGGCTCCGCTGGCGCGAACGTCAGTTACTCGGAATACAACCAGCTCCAGTTCATGATGCGCTCGTTTATGAGCACGGTCCGAACCGCCGCGTTGGTCCAGGTCCAGGCTTGTACGAACAACGACAATCTCGCTGCTGTGGGTACGGTGGACGTTCTTCCGCTCGTCGATATGATGGACGGACAAGGAAACGGAACCAGCAAGCTCGGGACCTTGTACGAGCTTCCGTACTTTCGGATGCAGGGCGGCTTGAACGCGGTGATTATGGACCCCCGAGTGGGAGACATCGGCATCGCGATCTTTTGCGACCGCGACATCACGACCGTAAAGAGCACGAAGAAACAGGCGCTCCCGAATACTCCGCGCCGGTTCAGTCTCTCGGACGGTCTCTATATCGGCGGCTTCTTAAACGCGCAGCCGAACCAATATGTCCAGTTCACTCGGGACGGGAATGGAAACCCGACCGGAATGAATATCACGGACATCAACACGAACACTATCGTCATGGATACGAACGGCATCACAATCAACGGCGTGAAGTTCGACCGTAACCAGAACGTCTCGAACGTCAAGGACCTGACCACGACCGGAAACGCCTCCCTGGGCGGTGGGTCGAAGAAGATTGTCCTCGACGGCGATCCTGTTGTCTCCGGCGCGGTCGTCGCGTCCTCCACGAAAGCGAAAGCGACTTAATGGCTGCTCCGTACTCGACCCTGCTCTTAGACAATACGACGTGGGACCTTGTGGTGGATGCGTTCGGCAATATTGCCGTGGCCTCCTCGCCCTATTCGATTGCCCAGGACGCAGCGAGCGCGATCCGGACTTTTCAAGGCGAAGTCTATTACGACACCACGCTCGGCGTGCCCTACTGGTCGAACGTCTTTACCTCCACGCAGCCTTTGTCGTTGACGAAGACGCAGCTCGCGAACGCGGCACTGACCGTTCCGTACGTCAAGGCCGCACAATGTTTCATTTCCTCGTTTAACGCCCGCGACCTCGTTGGTCAGGTTCAGATCACCGACGAAAGCGGACTTACTCAGGCGGTATCCCTCTAATGGCTGACACGAGCGTCCCCGCGCCCTACCTTGGTCCGAACGGTTTCGTCATTCCGTCTGATGCGGAAATTCTCGCAGGTACTCAGGCTGATGTGAACGCGGCTTTCGGCGGAAACTTGAACCCGGCGCTCAACACGCCACAGGGACAGCTCGCCACATCCATGGCGGCGATTACGGCTGTCGCTGACCAGACGTTCTTGTACTACACCACGCAGGTCGATCCGGCTTACGCGACCGGTCGTATGCAAGACGCCATCGCGCGTATCTATTTCATTGAACGGCTCCCTGCGCTCCCGACCACGGTGAGCTGCGTGTGTACCGGTCTTCCGAACACAATCATCTCGGCAGGATCGTACGCCCAAGACCTCGCGGGAAACGTCTATTCGTGCGTCTCCGGCGGCGCCATCGGAGCGGGCGGAACGGTAACGCTCTCGTTCACCAACAACGTGACGGGTCCAATTCCGTGCCCCGCTAATTCGCTGGTAACGATCTACCAAGCCACGACCGGCTGGGACACGATCAATAATCCGGCTGACGGCGTTCTCGGAGAGGATGTCGAAAGCCGTCAGGCGTTCGAGACCCGGCGCGCGGCTTCGGTCGAACAAAACTCGCTCGGCTCGTTGCCTTCGATCCTCGGCTCAGTCCTTTCCGTCCCCGGCGTCATCGACGCTTTCGTGACGGAGAACGCGACCGGCTCGCCTGTCGTCTCCGGTAACGTCACCTTAGCCGCGAACTCGGTCTATGTCGCGGTGGTCGGCGGATCGAGCGCCGATGTCGCGCAAGCGATCTGGGCGAAGAAGGCTCCTGGTTGCGCGTACACCGGCAACACGACGGTCACCGTCACTGACAACAACTCCGGATACAACCTTCCGTATCCGACGTACACAGTCAAATATCAGGTCCCCTCGAACCTGTTGATCTATTTCGCGGTGAAACTCGTCAACTCGACGCTCATTCCGTCGAACGCCACGACGCTTATTCAGAACGCGCTTATCAATGCGTTCTCGGGCGGCGACGGCGGGCCGCGCGCTCGCATCGGCTCGAACATCTTGGCCTCGCGGTTCTATCCCACGATTGCCGCCCTCGGCTCCTGGGCCCAGATCGAAAGTTTCTATCTCGGTTCGACCAATGTGTCTTCCGCTGTTGTCGCGGCGACCGTTTCGGGCACGACGCTGACCGTCGCTTCGGTCACGTCCGGCGCGCTGGTTATCGGTCAGTCGGTCTCCGACAACTCGGGTCGCATTATTCCCGGCACGACGATTACGGCGGGTTCGGGTTCGTCTTGGACGCTTTCCAATTCGATGACCATCGCGGGCGCGTCGTTCACCGGTACAGGTGCGACTACGAACCTGACCGTTACCGCTGTCACGGGAACGATCTATGTGGGAGACACCATTGCCGGCACCGGCGTTCCGGCTGGAACGACAATCGTCAGCCAGACTTCCGGTACGACCGGCGGCGCGGGCGTCTATGTAACGAGCGGTAACACGACCTCCTCGGGCGCGTCGCTGACCTCGAAGCCGACAGTTACCGCCGTGACGGTCAACCAGTTCAACGTCCAGTCTTACATTGGTCAAATTCCGACCATTGACGCTCTGGCGATTTACGTCTCGACCACATGACCACGGTTTACAATCCCGCGATCTCTGAGCTATCTGTATCAGAGTTCAGTACCGCCACGCCGACAATTCCGGCGAACGGTTCGCTGACGCTGACGGGCTATGCCCCGTCGTTGACCTCGGGAACAGTGCCGACGTTCGGGTATCTCGACACGGTCATCAGTCAATACGCGAATAGCCCAATCATCCTTCAGCTTATCGAAAACTTTTACGATTACGTTGACCAGACCGCGAACATGGACGCGTTCTACAACTTGATCTGGAACGTCGATACAGCTCAGGGGATCGGTCTCGACATTTGGGGTCGTATCGTCGGTGTGAACCGGGTTCTGAAGGTGGCGGATATTCCGTTCTTCGGCTTTACCGGTCCCGTCACCGACTCCGGCGATTCGTTCAACGTCGATCCGTTTTTCTCAGGAACGATCCTGACCAGCAACTACGCGCTGACTGATGACGCATTTCGGCAACTCATCTACGCGAAGGCGCTGACGAACATCTCGGACGGCTCGACCAAGAGCATCAACCAAATCTTGATCAACCTGTTCGGAGATAGCGGGAACGCGTATGTCGTGGACAACAACAATATGTCGCTCGTCTACTGGTTCACGTTCACGCCGACACCTGTCCAACAGGCAATCATTCAGCAATCCGGCGCGCTTCCGAAGCCGACCGGGGTTGCCGTGACATTCCACTTCTCGTGAGGGACTAATGTTAGCTTCTCAAATTCCTTCCCGCTTCGCAGAACCGTTCGGCGTCAACGCCACCGGTACCTACATCCGCACGATCCCCGTCACGACAGCGGACCCCGCTGCCGCGTCTCTGTCTTTGGGCTTTCCTCCGCAAACCGCCGTCGCTATCGCCTCGGGCGGTACGCCTCCTGACATTCGGGACTTCAACGGTATCCTCAATCAGACCTCGGCGTGGTGCCAGTGGGTCGCGGCGGGCGGTCCGGTCTATTATGACGCGACCTTCTCGACCGCTGCTGGCGGCTATCCGGCGGGCGCTGTGCTGAACGTCGTGGGTACCATCGGCGCGTTTTGGATTTCGACGGTGGACAACAACACCTCGAACCCGGATACCGGCGGCGCGAATTGGACGAAGTTCACGCTGACCGGTCTCGGTACGGCGGCTTATAAGAACACGACCGACAACACGAAGGCGACCGTCGCGGCGGTCTCCGGCTCGGTGACGAGCGGACATCTTGTCGTGTTCGCGGACAACAACGGAACGATTGCTGACGGCGGCGCCATCGGCGCTCTCGGCACCGCTGCGACGAAGACGGCGACGAACAACGGTTTGACCTATGTCGCGTCCGTCTCCGGCGGCACGACCACGAACCATTTCGCTTATTTCGCGGACGGTCTCGGAACGGTCACCGACTCCGGTTTCACGGCGGCGACGTTTGTCCAGGCCGCGAATAACGGATCGGACTTCCAGTCGGCTTCCACGACCCGGATCAATCTCGGGTTGAAGAATGGCGCAACCACCACCATCACGATCTCGGCATCCCCGCCGTCCGGCTCGGGTACGGCTGGCGACTTGTGGATTCAAATCTAAATGGGCAACACCGCCTATCTTTCCGCGTCAGACGGGACTTCCTACAAGCTGTGGAAGTTTCTAAACGTGCTTCAGCCGGGAGGAAGCTGGACCGCGAACAGCGCGCCGGCAAAGGCGGTTTGGGAATACAACGCGTCGAACATCTGGGAAGGTCGCTACTCGACCCCTGGGCTGGCGGTCCCGACGATCTCCGGAACAGCGTCCGGAACGGGCGCGACCGGCCTCGTAACGACGCCCGCAGCGGCGATTGTCGTCTCGGGTACAATTCTGGGGACACCAACTTATAGTTGGTCCTTGGCCTCCGGAGACGCGGGCATCACGATCTCGTCCAGTACCGCGCCGAACCCGACCTGGAGCAAGACCCTGGGCGGATACTCGAACGCGTTCTGGAACGTCACGCTGACGGACCCGCAAACCGGCGCGACTGTTACGGTCAGCAATATTCTGGTCGAGGTCACCTATGCTCAGACGGCGACCCCGACAGTCTCGGTCTTTGGTCAGGTGATCTGGAGCTGGGTAGCTTCCGGACACATTTTCACGACATGCCAAGCCCAGGCGGTGATTACGCCTGGAGGCTCCGGCCCCTACACCTTCGCATGGGCGTACAAGAGCGGTTTCACCGGGTTCACAGTCAGCAATCCGAACACGCAGAACCCGATGTTCTACGACAACATGTTCATCAATTACAACTCCGGCAATCCGCCCCAAGTGGTCGATACCGGAACGTGGACGTGTACTGTCAACGGCGCCAACGGATACGTCGCCATCATCACCGCGAACATTACCATGCAAGGGTCAATTCTCAATGCCACGTAGGAGGGGCGCCATGAAGACCATAGCCGAGACGGAAGCCGAGAAGTATTCCGACATCTGGAGTTTAGAGGACTATTCCAACGACAGTCCAGGCGAACAGATGATCAAAATGTTTATGTCCATCGCTCGACCGAAGCCGGGACAATCGGTCGTGGACGTGGGCACGGGATCGGGCGCGGGCGCGCGGGCGCTCGTGAAGAAGGGCCTCCGGGTCTCCGCTTTCGATCTTACAGACAAAGCATGGAAGCCCGACGCGAACATCACCTTCCGGACCGGGACGATCTGGAACGGGATTCCGATGTCGAACCTATTCGACTACGCCTATTGCTGCGACATGATGGAACATCTTCCGACGCAGTTCGTGGCGCTCTCGGTCGAGCAAATCCTTCGCGTCGCGGGCGCGGCGTTCTTCTCGATCAGTTTTTCGCCGGACAATTTCGGACACTACATCAAGCAAGACCTCCATCTCACAGTTCAACCTTTCACGTGGTGGCGGGACACCCTGCGTGAACTCGGAGAGTTGGAGGAGGCGCGCGATTTAATTGGAGAGGGTGTATTTTATGTCAGAGGCCGCTGAAGTTTTACAAGCATCGTTCGTCGGCTATCCGCCGATTGTGACTATCGAAGAACCGGCGTTGGTTATGAACGCGGGGGATAAGTGGGACCGCTCCGTTATGCGGGTCAACCAAAGCCACTGGATCATCCGGAAAAACATCCGGCACAACATCCGGCGGCACATTCCCCAGCTCGCGCCTTGTAACCCGCAGCCTCGGACGCATATCGCTATCGTCGGCGGCGGATGGTCGCTGAACGACCCGAAGACGTTCGAGGAGCTTCGTCAGCTCTATTTCGACGGTGTAAAGCTGGTCGCGCTGAACGGCGCTGGGCGGTGGCTCATGGAACGCAATATGCGTCCCTCGATCCAAATCTGCATGGATAGTCGTCCACAGAACGTCGCCTTCCTCGAAGAACCCATTCCTGGATGTCGATACATTCTTTCGTCCCAGTGCGATCCGGCGATGTTCGACATCTGCGAGGATCGGGACGTGACGATGTTCCATCTCTTCACGGAAGACGAAGAAGGCGCTCGTCGCCCAGACCCTATCAACCGGCGGCTCGATGCCTATTACAACGGGCGCTGGACAAAAATTCCCACGGCGGGAACGGCAGGTATCGTTGCCCCGATTTTGTGCCGCGCGCTCGGTTTCGAGTTCCAGCACCTTTTCGGCGTCGATAGCTGCTACGCGCCAACCGGAGAGCATCACGCCTATTCGCAATCGTGGAACGATGGCGAAGGCGCGGTGAACTTCGAGACCTCGGACGGTCGCGTGTTTAAGTGCTCCGCCTGGCAGGCGTCGCAAGCCCAGACGTTTATCGACATGATCCACGTCTACGGGAACCAAATCCAGATCAGCGTCCATGGCGCGGGTCTGATTGCTCATCTAATCGAAACAGCCTCAACACTCGTCATTCCAAAGGAGACTTAATACAATGGCTGCGCAAGCGTGGAAATTTTATAATCGGAGCAAGCACTACATCTCCGGTACGATCAACCTCCAGTCGGGGACGTTTGATCTTCATCTGTTCCAATCGGCCTCGAATTTCGCGACCGTGACGAACTCGACCTACACCCAGCTGACCTCCCAGGTCGCGTCGGCCAACAACTACACCCTCGCGGGTAAGCCGTTGACCTCCGTGGTTTGGACCGCTGGCGCGTCCGCTGGACAGCAGAAGTTCTCCAGCGCGGCGCTGACCTTCACCGCCACCGGCGGCGCCATCGCGAACGTCAAGGGCGCGGTTATTGTCGCGCGTACGGGCGCGTCCGCGAAGGACCCGGCCAACAAGCTGTTGACGTACGCATCGTTGACCTCGGCTCAGTTCTCTATCAGCTCGGGTAACACGATGACGATCACGATGAACGCCTCTGGTATCTTCACTCTCGCCTAAAGGGATCGTCTACCATGGCACTCGTCCTTGCGGATAGGGTCAAAGAAACGGTTAGCAACACCGGTACAGGCACGTGGAGTCTGTCCGGTGCCGTTGCTAACTTTCAGTCCTTCGTCTCCGGGATCGGTACCGGTAACACGACCTATTACAGCGCGGCTGACGGAACGTCTGCTTGGGAAGTCGGAATTGGCACAGTCACTTCCGGCTCCCCGAACACCCTTTCCCGTACCACCGTTCTCTCGTCGAGCGCGGGCGGCGCGAAGGTTTCCTTCACCGTCGCTCCCGTCGTTTCGTGCGTCGCCCCGGCGGCTCTGTACGGCTCCCTAATCGGGTCTTCCTCTGGGCAGCTCCTGGTGTCCAGCGCGAACGCGGTTCCGGCCTTCTCGTCGAACCCGTCGATCACCAATTTGACGGTCGGTGGTACGCTGACCTATGGCGGCGTCACGCTGACGAACGCGGTGACTGGAACCGGTAAAATGGTTCTCGACACGAATCCTACGCTGGCTTCGCTTTCGCTCTCGTCTTCGTTGACGACCCCGCTCGTCATCGGCGGTTCGTTGGCGGCTTCGACGCTGACCCTCGAATCCACGTCAGGATCG